TTGAGAAGCTGACATAGCTCATCGTCCACTAAAATTCCTGAAGCTACGCCTAAAACATTATTTTGCACACTACCACCAACTCCAACTTTACAAATATCACTATTTGAATTGGCTATGACTGGTGCATTTGCTGTAGGGGGTGTTGAATTTGTTACAACCGTGCTAGACACGGTGTTTGTCTCAGCTTTAACATCAGTTACTGTGGCTACTAATGTAAAGAAAAAAAGAATTGTTATAAGAAGTTTCATCTAGCACTTCCATCTTTTTCTTGCTTGTCGTAATCTTGAGTTAGGATCTTTAGCTGCTTTAGGAAATTGTTTCATTTGACCAGCAGATCTAGCACAGTAAGATTTTCTACGTTTTGCAGCTTTACTACCTTTCTTTACTTTGCCTGTGACTGCTGTTTTTAATTTAGAACCAGGGTTTTCTGAACGGTAGCGTTTAACGCCTGCTTTCGTCATTCCCGCCCCAGATTTAGTGGAGCGGAAATATTTTTTAGTTTTTGGTGGCTGTTTGTCTGCCATTATCCGAAGATGCAAGTCAGTGAAGTTACATTAGTTAATGTAGCATGAATCACGTTTTGAAATCTCATACCTGTATCACCGATGTAAGTTTCAATTACTGCTGTAGCAGAAGCAGGAGTATCAATGTCTAACAAAGTTGCTCCAGTACTACTGTCTTTTAAAACAATGCTTCCAGCAGATGCACCACAGATAGCATGAATAGCAATAAGTCTTGCAGGACCTGATCCTACATTACCTGTTGCTGTTACTTTAGCCGATCTATAGTTAATCATAACTTACTCCTTATGCAGGTACATCACCAGCAAGTGCTATTGAATTATTTTGTAAATATTTCACAGTTACTGTTGCAGCACCTGTTGTTGCATCGCCATTAGCTCCTGTAAAATCAGCCACCACTTGAATATCTGTTGAACCAACATCGGTAGCTTCCGTGTCAAGAGTACCATAAGTAGTGCCTAATGCCTTAGCATTTGCAGCATCAATAAAAGCATTGGCATCAGCGATTGTTCCTACTGAAACAGTTGCAGCACCACCATCGTTATTTACTGTTGTTACATTTAATACCACATCGGTAATTTGTGAATTTGCAGGAATTGTTGCTATCACTTGGTTTAAGTGAGAAGCACCAATAATATCAACAATTGCTGATTGTGCCATTACAACAAAACCTGTGTTCTTGACATTTGAGCCAAGAGTAGTTCCTATTGTGTCTTTAATCGTTCCAGCTTTTACTGGACCCGAAAATGTAGTTGTTCCCATGTCTATCTCCTTTTGTTAATAGTCCCCGAAGGGTCATAGGGTTAATAAAGTTATATTTTGACATAAAAAAAGGGCGCAGTCAAAGACATACGCCCTTCTTATTAAGTTAATTAGAGACTATGCGCCTGAAGTTCCGAAAATACCTCTAGGATCTGAGAAACCAAATGAGTATCTCTCTCTAGCTTTGTATCTTACGTTACCTGTATCAAAATCGCCTTCCATGTTTGTGGAAAGAGCAGTTCTTGTGAAATGCTTTAGACCATTAGGTGCATCAGTTTTAATGAAGAATGCGTTCACGTCAGTTAAGAAGTGGTTCACTGCATAACCTTCAGGAATCATTCCCATATTTCTGATTGCGTTGATATCATTATCAGCAGTGCCTGTTCTGTTAGCAGATGCCATTAATCTATCAGCAGTAAACTGTAATTCTTTTGGAATTATAAGTTTTCTACCTTGTGTTGCGATTTTAAGACCACGCTCATCCACGAATGCAGCAATGTCAATTAAAGATTGCTCAAGTGATGTTTCATTCAAATCAGCATCTGTTGCTAACCTGTTTGTTAAAAGACCACCTTGTGCTAATGGGTGTTGTGTATTAATTAATGATACACCATCACCACCAGGATTAGTTCCTGCAGCACCTGCACCAGCAAAAGCTGTGTTAAGAACATCAGCTGCTTTTACTTGCTTTGTGTTTGCCATTGATCTTGCAAGAGCTTTTGTGTAACGAGAGGAAAGCTGATCATAAAGATTATCTTCGATTGCCTCTTCTGTTATTGCAAAACCTAATGCAATTGTTTCGTGTGTATAACGTGAAGTGTATGCTTCGACCGCTGTGTCATAAGATATGCCAGCACCTTCTGCTTTTGATGGTGCAGAACCGAAACCTGATAACATTACTTCTTCTTCAAACGCTCTGTCTGAAGATTCGTTGTCAAAGATTTCTGCATGTTCGTTTTCATATCTTGCGTACTCCAAGCCAAACAGTGCGTTTAGACCTGGTTCTAACTCTTTAACGAGTTGACTTCTAGATATAGCCATAGTTTAGATTCCTGTGGTATCTCTATACTGATGTTTGTTAATTCTAACAAGAATGTTAGCGTTAGCAGCAGTATAGTCACTGTTGTCAGGATCTGTTGAAAGATCATAAACAGCGAAGTTTGAAGCGTTGCTAGTTGCAAATGTACTACCGTCAATTGATACGCCTGAAATACCTGATTTGGTAGATCCTGCTGCATAAGTTGCGATATTAGCAGTTGAACCGACTTGCGCTCGTCCAGCGTTTGCATCGTCACATTTGACTTCAAACACTACGTCTGGGTCACTGATTACGTTTGCAACGATATCATCAGCTACAATTGCCCCTGGATAGTGGTTTGAAAAAGTTGGTTTTTGTGAAGTTGGGTCTGTATAGAAACAACCATTGAAAACACCAACAATCTCAGCACCAGCAGAGGACCCACGAGAGATTGATCCGTTTGCGTTTAGCACGACAGGATCTCCCATAAAAATGGAATTCGTTTCGTTACTAGCGATAGTCATTTGTTGTTGACCTTGGCCCTGATATGCAGAACCCATCATTAGCACTGGACGAAATCCAAAGTTGCCTTGTTGATTTGCCATAATATTACTCCTTTGTAATACGTTGTTAGTATTGGTCGTTTAACAAACCGTGCCGATTACGACTTGTTTCCTGAACCAAAAGTTACTTTGGTTTGTCTTTGGGGTTTACTGATCGGCATCCGAGGATCCTCAATCTTCAGTAGATCGCTGTCGACAGCCTCTTTTTGGCTCTCGGTTAAGTTTTTGTAATAAGAGTTTCTCTCTTCAACAGTTTCTACTGGCATACGAGCTAACAGTAACCCACCTACCCCTATCACACCAGCGTGTTTTCCATCATCAATGGTAGGAAGTTGCCAATCAGGATACTCGTCAGCTCGGACTAATTCCCAACCTTCTCGTAATTTTCCCATGATGTTTTTTGTATCATCAAATCCTCTGACTGATTCCCTTATCCATCTGTGTTTAAAACCTTCAGGTGCTGGGGGTGCGTCTAATGAAGAAGGTCTAACCCAGCCTTTTTTACGAGCTGTTTTTTCTCTAGTATCATTAGATCTTGACGTTTTATTTACCATATTATCTCCAATCTATACATATTTTGCGTATTCTTCAAGGGGTACACCTAATTTTTTCGCAATTGCTACTTGACTAGGAGTTAGCTTTACTTTTTTAGAACCACTTGATTTTGATGTTCTAGAAGCTCCAGCAACCGTTTGAGGAGCTTTTTCTTTTGTTTCTTTTACTTCTTCTTCTTTAGAAGTAAATTTATTAGGAAATTGTTCCTTCATATAAGAGTTTATTTCCAAATAATACTCATCACTCTTTGGGTCAAAACCTTCTTTTAAAAGATTTTTATGATGAGCTAAAGCTGTAAAAGTCATAGCTTCATCTTTTCCAAACCATGAATTTTCTTCTGCCCATTGTTCAGCTCTGGGATCAGGTTGTCTTTGAACAGGTTGTTCCGTTTTAGGTTTTTCTGCCATCAAACCTTCTTGTTGTTTTAAGAGCTGTTCTCTTTGTTGTTTAGAGACAAGTGCTCTTTCTTCCTCAATCGCTAGTCTCGTTAAAGCTCTTTGAGCATCAACTTGAGCATTAACATCGTTATTGTAAAGAGCGTCTTGATAAGATTTTTTTGCCTGTTCAATTTGAGATTGAACTCTTGTTTCATATTCTGAAATATAATTTTCATCAAGAGATTTAATTTTTTTCTCGTACTCTTCATATTTTTTTTTAGCAGTTTCAGCAAAACGAAGAGCTTCTTGTTCTCTTTGTTCTGTCTTTTCTACTCTGTCTAAAAGCTTCTTAATTCTTCTTTGAACATTTTTAGAATACTTATCTAAACCATCTTCTTTAGAATCATCACCTGAGCTTTCTTCACTTGAAACTTCTTTTTTATCTTCGGAAGAATCTTCTACTTTTTCTTCGACTTTATTTTCTTCAGTAGATTTTTCTTCTTCTTGAAGCTCAACCTCTTGACCCTCTCCTGTAGTGTCAAGGTCTACCATTTTTTCTTCAGTCATTTTTATCTCCTTAATAGATAGTTAGTACGTCTTTTGGATCTTTCAACTTCGCTAATATCTCATCATCATTAAGAATACGTATTTCTCCACCTTCAATTTTGACTCTAGAGCCAGCATATTTGGCAAATACTACCCAATCGCCTTTTTTACACCAAGGTCCATTAGGAAATTTATTCTTATCAGCATAAGCATCAGAACCCATACTTAAAATTAAACCCACATTAGTAGTGAGTTGTTGTTCCTCGATGGCTTTATCAGTAAGTAATAAACCACCCTTTGTTTTTTCTACCCCTTTATAAGGTAAAATTACCATTCTCCAACCTGTTGCTTGAGGAACTCTTTCCATAGCAGGTTCTTTTTCTTTCTTTTTTTCTTCCTTTTTACTGTCGTTATTTTTTAAATAACTTGGTACTATTAGTTTACTCATTCTTCTATCACCTTTTTTTTTAGTTCTTGATAGTCTATTAATAAATGCTCTAAAGCATGTAATTTTCCAAGTTCATATTGATACTGCTCATAAGAACTCAGACTTCTACTCAACAAATTTTCTTTTTGATCTTCAATTTTTTGTTGAATAAGTTTTTTTACCTTGTAGTCAAACTGTTCCACTATTTCGTAATTTTCTTAGATTTTTCGAAGCTGCGAAGCCCCGCCATTCCGAGTAAAGCTGTGACGAGTGGGAATAAAGTCGACATGTCAAGTTCAGGTAAAGGTGCATGATCTACACTAAATGCTGCCAATATAAATACTAAAAATTGTTTTAAGACATACTCCCAAAATATAGCTAACGCACAGGACATCCCGATGAGGGGCCTCCACGATCGCTGCATGATACCACCGATACCTGTGGCAGTGGACTTAGCGTCAGCTAAGTTGATATCCATTTGCTTGGAGTTAATCTCGTTTTCTAATTGTTGAAGTTTTATTTTAATTTGACCTTTTTCTTCTTCTGAAGTGTGGACACTGTCAATAACTTTACCGACAGTGTCTACTAAAGATCCACCTAATAATTTAGATAACATTGATTAGATATATTGAGCGATTACCCAACCGATTACTACACCGATTATGAGCCATTTTTTCTTTGGGTGTTGTTCCCAAAGGTCCTTAATCCATTTTTGCATTAGAATACTCCTTCGAATTTAAGTCCTTTTGATGCTATTCCATAGCCACGTTTACTTTTCTTATCCTCAGGGACAGCGCCAACTGGTACTATTTTTCCATAAGGAATGTCCATACCTTGTGACTTAGGTCCTTTTTTAGGAGGAGTTGTTTTTGTTAATCGTTTAGTCATTAGTGTAATGTTAGACTATTTTCAGGATTTTTCAAATAACTAATTTGCTGTGAAATATAACTATCTGCAACAACTTCTCCATAAACATCAACCATAGCCTCTCGACTCATTGAAAGCATAACTTGCGCTAACTCTATTAGATCAATACCTTGTTCAGCTTGTTCTTGAACAAAATCCCTTGTGCTGTCAATAATTTTTTGAACTCTTAGTTTTGTTGTTTCATCCATAATATCCATAACATACTTTGCTTTTAATTTACTTTCCACTTTTCTTTTCTACTTTCTTTATTGTACCTTTGTTTTTAGAAGCGTAAAATACTTGCTCTCCTTTTTTCTTTCCATACTCTTTCTTCATAGATTTTATAATTTTTTTACCTTTGTTTGTTAGTGGCATCTCTTCTTTCCTGATTTAATGTTTGCGTTGTCATCTTGTCGTACTGAACTTCAGCACGTTTATCTGCAATATCATAATCTTTTTGTATTCTTGCTTGATCAGTCGCTGTCTTCTGTTTAAGTTTTTCTGCATCTAATTGTAGCTTTGCTTGATCCACTTGCGCATCTATTTGATCTTTTTGTGCGTCTTGTTGTAATTCTTGTTGCTTTAGTTGTATGACAGGATCAGGCTTACCTTGACCACTTAACTGAGCAGACATTTGTTTTATTTCTGCCATAAATTGTGCCTCTAATTTAGCAATAACATTGTCTGTTTGATCTTCAGGAACTTGTTGTTGTTGTACTAGGAATGCTGTCTGTTCTTTTGCTTTTAAAGAAATATGTTCTAAGACGTGTTTCTGTAATTTCATTGCCATTGGAGGATTACCAAGAACCATTTGATTTGTTCCAAAAATTAAATGATTTTGAATATGAGCATCATGATCTTGTCCCTCATAGGCTTTCAGTAAATTACCATCGAGTAAGTCAGCGTGCTCCGTGGCTGGATCTTTAGGCTCATTAGGACTATCTTTTCTTAAAATTTGATCAATATCTTTGACACCTAAAGCTTCGTACATTCTTCTATAAGCTTCTTTGATATTATGAATATCAGGTGCACTTTGTGCTAATTGTAATTCTGTTTGAGCTAGAGTTACTCTTTGAGTTGTAGAAAATATGTTTGGATCAGAGACTGGCAATACATCAACACGATCGCTGAAGTCTTCAGCTTTTACAGTTCGATCTGCACCTTCTACAGAATAAGGATATGTTTCAGGTAAATAATCTGCAAAGACATCAAACAATAATTTGAATTCTCTTTTTTGAGAGTAATGACATCTTTTGTGAATACCTGACATTACTTTTGAGCCCCTCTCTAATAATGCCATTGTTGTACCAACTGGAGCGTTTTGATTTGCATCACCAACTTGCATGTCAGTAATAGCAGCAAATCTTTGCCCAGATTGAACAACAAATCCTAAAAGACTGTATAGAGTTTGAGAGGGTTCTTTGTAAGGTAGGGGTAAGAGAGCATTTCTTAAATCACCATTAGGTGCATCAATGTCTCTAAATTCTCCTGGCTGTATAGGTTGATCATCGTCTCTCATTCGAAGTCCACGTGACTTGAATCCTGCTGGTAAATTTGCCAAAGTACCTGCGTCTATTAATTGTCTTAAAATTTTTGTAGCTGTTCTTGATAAAGAACCAATTAAATGAATTAAACCAAAGCCATAGAAACCAAGCCCTGGTAAAAATTTGTAATGCACAAAATATCTTTTCTTTAATTTTTTATCATCACCCTTTTCATAGTTTCTTCTAATACCTACTACTTTACCTGAGTTGTCTTCAATAGTTACAATGTATGGTATTTTAATTCCTGTAGGCTCATCGTCCATACCTTTGTCTTCAAAACCTTCTAGATCTAAAGACACGTGAAACTCATATAGTCGAATAGATTTATCGATATAAGAAGGACGAAGACCTTCCATCTCATCATATTTTTTTTGCACTTCGGAAGGATCTGCGTCTGAAGGCATTATTTCAATATCTTTATAAAACCCTGAGACTTGTTTTTTTCTAAAATCATTGTAACTCATGTTAATAATTTGAGTAATTCTTTCACAAGAATCTAAATCACTAGCCATATAATTTACAACCAAATCTTCTGCTGGAACAAACTTTGAAACAGCTCTATCCATTAACTCATCGTAATAAACTTTTTTAAATGTCGAACCTGCAAGAGGTAAATAAAATAACATTTGATCAAACTCAGGTGTGTAATCTTCCATCTTGTTCATCAACTGATAGTTCATAAATTCTTGAACACGTTGTGACTGAGAATATTTTTCAGGAGTCTCTTCTCCCATAACTGCTGTGCGAACAGGACCGTTCGCTGGTAAGAGCTCTTTGAATGCTGATGCTTGAAACTGAGTAGCACTTTCAGCCAATAAAGGATGAGTCACACCACTTGCTCCTGCAAAGGGTTTGGTTCTCTCTTCGTATTTTAATCCTAACAGATCTAATCCTTTAATGTAAGATTCTTCCCAATCTTTTCTAGATGAGCGATCGTTTTCTAATTCACTTAACAATTCATCGGACAACTGATCTAAATCTCTGTCGTCCATCACTTCAGCTAAGTTCGAATAAAATTCTACTTCTTCAGGAATCTCGGACATTGGATCGAAGTCAAGAGTTGCTCCTCCATCTTCATCTATTTCAATTTCCATTCCTTCAGGAGTGGGAATTGATTGTCCATCAATCTGTACTTCTGTATCTGATTTAATAATCTCTAGTTCAGGAGCTCCTGTTTGATAGAGTCCTTTATCAATATTATCTGCCATAATTTAATTTATATCACCTAATCGACCATTTACAACATGTCTATT